TCCAGTTCGTTTGCCATCTCTGTTTTTCCTTCCATAATTTTGATATTTTATTTAACATAAAAAGTCACCTTCAACCCTCTGCGCAGCTTACATACACAAGCGTCATCCATGCACCTCTCCCTGCGATCCATCAGCTTGTTAGCCAACTCAGTGCCTATCAGGTTAAGTAATCCGCTAACGCCTACCAGTGTATTGATCTTCTTTCCTTCTGCGTTCATGCCAAACACCTTTATGCGGTAGTTTGCATTGATGTAAGTTGTCGAGTAATTCATATCCTTCTGCCGTTGTTCCCGTGTGCCGCACGTTTTTAAATTTATAAACCTTTTCTTTGCATCTTCGGAATTAATTTGTATATTTGTACCGAATTGCATTGCAAATATACATACTTTTGGAATATCACGTACACATTTTGTTTATTTTTTAAATTATTTTAAATTAATAATCTTTATTTTTACAAATTTTAAAAGATTAAACTATGGAAGGAATAGAGGTAAGGCGCATATTGGCGCAGAATAAAGTCAACTTGGCTTGGCTATCTGATAAACTGGGCATATCACCGCAGGCACTACAATCACGACTAAACGCAAGGAACGTCAAACGTGGTTATCTCTTGGAAATATCAAACATCTTGGAGCAAGACCTTTTCGGGGTGTTGAGCGAGATGGACAATAGGGATTCACGCCAACCCATATACAACATACTTGTTTCAGCAGGTTACGGCATGGATATAAACGAGGGGTCGGAGACGGCTGCGGAATACGTAACCATCCCTAATCTGAAAGGTTGTGTCGGTGTCACCGTGTACGGGGATAGTATGTACCCGATGTTCCGATCCAGCGATGTTGTCTTTGTGCGGAAGGTAACGGACATCAGGGATATAGACTACGGCTCGGCATACATCATCATAACAAAGTCGGACAGACTGCTGAAACTGCTCTACCCGTCCGACCTCGGTGATGGTTATATCCGTCTTTGTTCATACAATGCGGCTACGAAACCAGACGGGGAGAGGTTATACCCCGACCGTACACTGTCATTTGATAATATAATATTTATCTACAAAGTTGTCGGCTCACTACATCGAGACCAGATATAAGCGGAAACGCCATTTATTTTCGCTCTGCTGAGTTTTTACGGGTGCGCCTAATAAAGTGTACGTAACGGCAAAAATAAAGCGTTACAGCGAAAAAACGAAGAAAATAACAAAATCATTGCAAACGTCATCAGGTAATAGTCAGTCGGTTAGGTCTGTTTTCACGGTTTATCTTCTAAGCAGTAGGTCTTGGGTTCGAACCCCAACGGAATCACCACGGGAAACCCTGCTAAAATGCCGCTTACGTGCGTTCTGCTGCGGTTTCCCGTTTCTCTTGAATAACTACCCATCCGACCACTTTTGGACGGCTGAGCGAAGAAAAAAGATTCGTTTTAAAAATCATGGTTACTATCAAACTTGCACTCTTGAAAGGTAAGCGGGCGAAAGACGGATCGTACAAGATACGCATCGCCATCGGTCATAAGTCGGAGACACATTACATCACGACACGTTTTTCCGTCAACTCACCCAGTCAATTCTCGCATGGTGTTGTCGTGGGGACACCCGATGCACATGCCGTGAACGTGAAACTCCGTCACCTGCTGAACGACTACGAACAGCGTCTTGAACGGGTCAGCGACCCCGACCAGTACACCGCAAAGGAACTGCGGGGGCTGCTTAAGGACATGCGCAGCAACGGCACGTCATCGGCTGAGACGTTCACGGGCGTTACGGAGCAGTACGTTAAGGAGCTGCGTCAGGACGGACGGGACAGCTATGCCGACATGCTCACGTTTAACCTTAAGCGTTTCAAGGAATACACGGGAGGGGATATGTTCCTCTCCCAGTTTTCCACGCAGACGGTCACCGACTACGAGCGATGGATGCGCAGACAAGGGATGTCGCAGACAACAATCTCGATGCACCTATCCATGTGCCGCACGATCATAAACCGTGCCATCCGTGCGCAACTGGTGCGCTATGACGTAAACCCGTTCACGTACTGGAAAAGACCTGCGGACGAGGAACGGGAGATAGATATCAGTGTCGAGGATATGCGCAAGATACGGGACTATACACCCACCCTAAAGAAACACATCGTAGCACGGGATATCTTCCTGCTGTCGTACTATCTCGGAGGGATAAACATGGTTGACCTGCTCGCTGTCGATTTCCGTAACATCAAGATACTGGAGTATGTGCGACACAAATCACGCAACACCAAACAGAGCGACAAGCGCATATCGTTCACCATCCAGCCAGAGGCGCAGGCAATCATCGACCGCTACCGCACACGCAATGGAAAACTCGATTTCGGGTATAAGTTCGCATACAAGAACTTTGTCTGTTATGTCAATAACGCACTCAAAGAGATCGCAGCCACGCTCGACCTTGACATCGGCAGGAAGATATGCTACTACTCCGCCCGCAAGTCCTTCGTGCAGCATGGTTTCGACCTCGGCATATCACTGGAGGTGTTGGAATACTGCATCGGGCAGTCGGTAAAGAGCAACCGCCCGATATTCAACTACCTGAAGATCATGCGCAGGCACGCAGACAATGCTATGCGGATGATATTCGATAATTTAAATGGGCAGATATAAAAAAGAGGGATGCACCATGTACACCCCTCTCTCTTTCATGCTCCCTGCGTGCTACTCCTTCGGCACGTAGTCCAGTTCCATGCCCATCGTGTCCCCGATGGCTGCCAGCGTGTCAAGACCGACACTGTAACGCCCCATCTCGATCCTCGCAACGTGGCAACGCTGTAACCCTGCCGCATCTGCGACCATCTGCTGCGTCATCCTCCGTTCTTTGCGCAGGTCAGCGATACGCTGCCCAATGCGCCTGCGTTCTTTTTCTTTGTCAATCATAACCTAATTTTTTATCAATATACTTGTAAGCGTTTCTTATCAATTCCTGCAGAACCTTGCGCTCCTCACGTGTCAACCTGCTGCCCTAAATCGCTGCGCATGAATCGCAATCCGCTGCAAGAATGGCTAACTTGTTGCGCATGCCTAAGATAAATCTGTGTCTTATCATAACTTTATGCTTTTATTATTTAATTAATTCCCAATAGCAATAGACGCACTTGTTTGCTGGATTCCACACATCGTAACAAACACCATCCACGACTGCTGTCATGTGGTTGGCTACATCTAAGATATAACGCCCTTTCTTGTGTTTCTTGCAAAAGTCCTCCACCGTCATACGTTTCTTTCCGGCAACAGCTTTTATTCCTTGATAGACGAAACCTCTCCCAGCGAAAACGTCCTTGTAATTAGTCTTGTAGTTAGGTACGTTGAACGTCTTTCTTGCATTCTCTACCAGTAAGTCGAAAGCCTCCAGCCAAGAAATATCCGCAGCCATAGCGAACGCACGTACCACGCAATCGCCCTTATCCCATTTCTTACCGTCAACCCTTGTCGGGTTAATATTGTAAAGACAAAAATACTCTGTATCCTTGTAGTAATCCTCACGTTTGTTAATTGTAGCCATAATCGTTTTTTAAATTAAATAACTCTTGAAATTCCCGTGTGTAATATTCATAACCCTGATGCACCTGCCAGTATCACTGCGTAGCCATAAAAACTCCTCGACCTTCTTGCCGTTGTAATAGACACGCACATGCTCCGACCGCATGAACCTGACCCAAAGATAAGCAATCTTCTCCGCATCTGCCTTCCTGCGGGTGTCCCTGAAATAACGGTAACTACCGTCCTGCAACCTCTGATATAACTTATACATGACCGTTCTATATTAATGGCAGGGGTTGCCCCCTGCCGTGGTTATTATCTTAGTTGCGCTCACCCATTATGTAACGTGCTGCCTTCTCGGCACGGCTCGCAGCCCACACGATCATCTTGTTATCATCGTGGAACTTCTTCGCCCATCCCTGAAGGTATGCCACGCTGTTGCTGAATGCCTTATCGCTATCCAGTCCCGCCATCGTGCAGAGCATTGCGGCACCCATCTCTGCCACCAGTTCCTCACGGCTGTAATTCTCGCTCCCGAAGGCTGCCAACGAGTTATCGCTGACACGGTTGCAGCGTGTTTTCTTCATCGTGGAGTGTGTCAGCTCGTGGAACGTTGTCGAGTAGTATTCCTCCACGATATCGTACTGGTTGATCATCGGAACTACCACGGTGTCGGTTGACGGTACGTAGTAAGCCTGACCGCTCGGGTTATCATTGTGGTACTTGGGTGCATCCTCGCTATTGACATATCCGTTTACTATCGCCTCGGCTGCCTCCCCTGGCTGCAAGGTCTTTATCTCTTCCTGCGTGCTGCCCAGCTTGCTCTCAATGCCCGTGCAGTCGTCAATATGGAAGACGTGATACCATTTCAGTATCGGGATAAGACGATCTACCTTCTCCACCGTCCCGTTGTCCCTTACTTTCTCCTCGGTCACCTTATACGGGGAGTAGAACACCACCGTACCTGCCTTCGCTCCTTTGTTCAGTTTACCACCGCAGTCCTTAATCTGTTTCCATGTGAGCCACTCACCACTCTTGCCGAGCAATATCTGATTCAGGAAGGAATACTCCTTGCGTGTAACGTAGTTGATGGCGCAGAACTGCGATCCACCGTGCCACGGCTTCTGCCACGGGATGATACCTTTGCTCATCTGCTCCAATACCCGGTCGGTGACAATCTGGTAAACATTCTTTTTCTCTGCTGTTGTTTTCATTGTCTTAATGCCGAATTGCTGTTGCCGCCAGTTCTAAGTTATTAATCAATGTAATAAATATCATCCTCAATAGCTGGTGCTAATTTGATTAGCTTCGCTAAATCTTCCTCGGATATTTCAATATCCATATTCTCATCACAAATAAGGGTTAATCCGTTATCTTCTATAACCTTTTCGATTTCCTTGTCAATGCCGTTTCTAAAGTTGATTTTCATATCCGTTGTTCTAATGATTAATAATACTTTGTTATTGTTTTCACGTTGCAAATATACAAAGTTTATTTGTATGTACCAAATATTATACAAGAAATGTGTAATATTTTAAACTTTTTTAAATATTTGGGACAGAAAAAGCGGGGAAAAGGACAAAAAAGCGGCTATCCTCTCGGACAACCGCCTCGCAAAAAACTTAACTACTAATCTACTAAAACCTATGAAAAAAACGTAGAAGAAAAATTGTTATAGAAAGTAAAGTGAATCCTATTATAAAGTACGTTACCGTATGCCTGACGGATGATGGCTTTTCCGTGACGGTTTCCTTTCGTGCCTTATCCTCATGGCTCACCGCCTGCGCACGATCCACGTTCAGTGTGTCCGTCTGAAACCGCCATCGCTCTATTATCCGCTCCGTCCTGACATATACGGTATCGCCCTTGCGCTCTACGCCCGTTTCCTTGCGTTCTGACACGCTATCTCGGACGTACCTTATAACTACGCTATCCCGTGTAAGATAAACGCTGTCACGCAAAATTCGGTCGGAATAACTCTTTTTCGTTGCGCATCCCGACAGCAGCAGAGCCAGTATGATAACAAACCACCTCATCCGATGTGTAATACCTGTCTGCGGTTGCCTTGACTGGTGTAGCTGACGTGTATCCAGTTGTAGCCGTACTCGTCAATACACTGGTCGAAAGGTAACCCTAATTTGATGATAAGGTCAAAGAGTTTCTTATTGTCGCTCGGTCTGTCGGACAGCGTGCGTATATCCGCCGCCTCGCCCTTCATGTGCTGCGACTTAGCCACCCCGCCCACGGCACGGTTAAGACGGGGGCAACGGAAACCGCTCGTCACGACAATAGGCTTGCCGTATGCCTCCCGTAACGGGTCGAGGATATTAGTAACGAGAGCAGTCAGTGCCGCACGCTGCACACCGTTCGGGGTATTGTCGATACCCTTGCGCCTTGCCGTGGGACTGCTCGTAAGTTCTGACATGGTGTAATACTTCATAACTTCTTTCCTTTCTGTTGTTCGTAATCGTGGATACGTTTCTTCATGCGCTCCACCTCCTCATCGCTCAACTGCCCATACTCGCCCAGATCGATATCGAAGTGCCGCTCCGTCTTGTCAACCAACAGCCTGCGAAGGAACACCCATAGCTTACTGTCATCTTCATTAAGCGGGCATGACGCATTGTTCTCCAGTGCGCTCAAAGCCTGCTCCATCAAAATGACACCCGTGGCGATATACGACAAAGGCAGAGACACATGGATAAAGACGTATTTCTCTGCGAGGAACGCAAGGAGTATCAGGATCAGCCTTTCGGGTATCGTCTTGCGCACGACCTTGCCGAAGGCGAAAGAACGGAACTTTGCCTCATGTCGCTGCGTCTTGTCAGGGTACATGATATGCACCCTCTTATCCAGCTTATAAGCCGTCCACGCATCATAGAGGATGAACAGCACCGTGACGATGATCAACGGGAACGTAGGCGCATAGGTGTCAACCAACCACCCCAACGCACCGCCTAACAGATAGACAATGAACTTAACCTCTGTCATTTCTTGCCCTCCATCACTGCGAGGAATCCCTTACGGATAAACGCAGGCACATCGTTCAGTTCCTTTCGCCACATCTCCACCTCGCCATCGGTCATCTCCACGACACCGTCAGCGTGCCATAACTTCTGCGCCAACTCCATCAGGGGGATGTCACGGGCATTAGAATAGACCTTGTTACAGATGGTCTTACGTGTGTTGTCAACCTCGTTGCGTGGGAAGTCCTTGCCATCCACGCTCTTAATAATGACTTTTGAAAAATCTACTGTCTGCATAACTTAATTTTCAATTAATATATAATCATCCAAATGTTCAATCGTGCCTCCGTCACCGAGTGTCCATGTTCCTGCACCGCTCGGATTGAATCGATAATATATCTGTACGGATATATCAGTCGGGTAGTCGGTATCAAGCAACAATATCGGGTATTGGTTTTCATATCCCGTCAGATGATACTTGTTGCGGTTGGTAAGGTCTATCAATGTAGTGCCGCCTGCTATCGGTGAATAATCTCTGACGTTAACCCAATCAGTGACATCATAAGTGCCACCCTGCCGTAGCTGCCAACTCGACACGTCATCAGGTCCTGCGCTCATCGAATCCCACATATAATGTGTGCCACTGATACTGATACTTGCCTTTATCTGCATATTCTGTAACTCTGACGATGCAGAAGATGGTGAGTCGATTTCAACATACAAGCCGTTTATTAAATATACCTCCACATTCTGCGGGAAGCCCTCTGTCGTGATGACACCTGCCGAGCCGATAGATAATTCGTCATACCGCCATGCCCAACCATGTTCGGGGTCTATGCCTCCCTGCTGGTAGACAAAGGTGAATCTGTCATTTCCGTTATCCAGATTGAGCGACACGGCAGTGACACCCGTCATGGCACTGGGCAGTATGCCGTCCTTGCATTCATTTTCCGTCTGGGGTGTGTAGTCGCTCATCATCAGCACCGCTGTATATGTACGGTTAAGTGTCGGGCTTGCTGCAGAAGGCATACTCCTGACGGTGACTATCTTTTCCTCACCTGCAATCGCATTAAGATCGTTGAGCGTGTATGGGCTGCAATAATAACAAAGCACACGGGAAGGGCTGACGGTGTTATCTACCACCGCCAAAGTCAAACGATAACTCCCGTAACGGGTGAGGTCGAAAATATCACCAACGCACACGTTATATTGGGTATCAAGACCCACGATATCCCCGTCCATCGCTATCGCTGCGGCTTGCGGTAAACCCTGCTGCGGTAATATATCGAAAGACTGCGACAGCTGCATGGGGCATTTGGCGAACTTGTAATATTGGTTGTAATCAGTAAGTCTGTACGGATAACCGCTTGACGGGCGGTCATACGTCCATGCGCTACTCGCTGCGGACATCTTGGCGATTGTGTCAGGTGTACCCGTGACAGAGCCAACGGAAAAACCGTAGTTCGCTGCCTTGCGTTGTGCATCAGTAATCGGTATCACCACGTTTGCCACCTTTACGGGCTTGTACTTTGCCCATTTATTAATGACAATGGAACGACACAGAGAGCCAACGTCCTGCGCACTCACTCCGAGGGCTTGCTGCACATCATGCACGCTGACACCGTTAGGGGGTGTCACGTTATTATCAACGTAGATCAATCCGTTATTGTATGCCATCGTCAACCCTCCTTTCTTGCGTGGGCAGCCAAACCGCCCGTAACCTCTAAACTACCATTCAGCGTGTACGTGGTGCGCTCCTTGTCATACGTGAACGGGTGTTCCACGGGCGCACGGTCAACACGTATTACCTGCTCCTTGATAACCTCACGGGGCTTTTTCTTTAGTGCGATAACAAGTGCCGCTATTGCGACAACGATTGCGATGATTGATAAAACGATACTCATATATTTAACTCCATGTTTCTTTAACCACCCATGATGCGGATGTAGATGTGCGGGTTTCAAGATAAACCGTAGCACCGTTAGCACGTAGACGGGCAAGATTGCCCATATAAAAGTAGGTGCTATTTACAGAAGTTGCCTTAACTATATCAAATTCAGCAAGACCGTCTGTCCCTATTCGCCATGTTTCTACACCAGCATTGTTTTCGCCAAACAAACCAACATTTTTAAAATAGGTCAAATAATCCTGATCGTCTTGATAGTTAAACTCAACATAATCATCATTTGGAGTAACAATGTCAATCCACTCTGTATCGCCTCCGCTGATAGTATTTGCAACAATTATATCGCTAACATTTAATGTATCTGTGTTTATGGTTGATACCCTCAATGAATTAATACTGGCACCGCTGCCCGTCCCGACACCAAACGCAGACACGCCACCGAGGGAGTAGAAATGACACACGCTGCCGTCCGCCTTTTGCACGTAGAGCGCATTATTGTCGCTGTCCCATGCAATTTTACCACCACCAACGATAATGCTATCAGTCGCACGTATAACGCCCGTTACATCGAGATTATAAGCAGGATCAAAAGCACCGACACCGACATTGCCGTTACCCCATACCGCCAAACCGATATGACCATTAATATCCGTGTACCAATTAATAGCATCATCGGAATATACATACAGACTGCCGTCAGCACCTTGTCCGTAAAACCCCACCTTATCCGTTCCTGCATCAAATTGTATATGTTGCGCTCCCCCCGCATCCATGACGATATTTTTTCGGAAAAAGGCATAGTTGCTGAATAATTTCTGACCAGTGATTGTCTGGTCGGTTGCTAACGTCACGTAACGTCCATCGGCTGCGTTCTGCGTGATATATCCTGCTTGCGCATGGTCACCCCACCCGTAGGCGGTATCCCATTGACTTTGTTTTGTTATCGTTGGCAGGGAATAACCGCTTGCAAACCTCAGCGACAGAGTGCCTGATGAGGTGATAGGCGAGCCGCTGATGGAGAATCCCGTTGGCACGCTCATCGCCACGCTCGTAACGGAGCCGCTACCCGTAGAGTAGCCTTGGTCTAATACCCATTGCTGCGTGGCATATCCCGCACTGGCATGGTTGCCCCACCCGTAAGCACTGACGCCCTTCGCCACATCAGCCGTCAACGGGATAGAGTAGCCATCGGAGAAGGTAAGGTTAAACGTTCCTTGTGTCGTGATCGTGGCGTTATTGGCGAGGTTGACCTGCAAGCCCGTAGGGGTGCTCATAGCCACACGGGTGACAGTGCCCGTGCCACCGCTCACCTGCCCGTAACTCCATGCCGTGCCGTCCCATACGAGGGCGACACCTGCCGTGGTTGGTGCTCCTAACTGTGCATTGTTGATGGATGATAACGGCTCATTGAGCGACACATCACCACCGCCACCGCCAGACTGATAGCCCATTGCCGTGACACCGCCCGTGGCGTAGATACTGCCACCGAACTTTAGAGCGTTGTTGTCGCTGTCGTACTCGATGACGAAACCGCCTATCGTGAGCCTTCCAGACATCGTGATATTGACGACATCGGAGAGGCTGCCAGTCACGGCATTACCCTGCATCATAGCACCCCACCACGTAAGACCGCCAAGCGCATTGCGCAGGTGGCTCACGTTTATCTGCTGCGCTCCATCGGCAGCCATCTCCGCCCATACCGTCTGCATGTCCGTGCCACCGATACCGCCACCGTTGACCTTGCCGTTGAGCATGTAACGGTTGGCGAACACCTCCACGACTGCATCATCCTTCGTGCGGGCAACGATGACCGCCTTCTCGCCTAACAGCCCAACAGCCGTAGTCCATCTGAAGGTATTGTCCGTAAGGTCGAGATATACCACTCCACTGGAGGCACCAACAGTGACCGTCTGCGGTACGACGACGTTGCCGCCAGCGGCATAGAATCCCGTACCGTGGTACATATCCCAGTCGGTAGAGAACGTTATCTTGTTACCATCTGCCACGATCGCATCATCCTTGTACGTCATCATGCGCCCGTTGCTCGACTTGACAGCGAGCAAGGACGTGAAGACGTCACCGGCATTGACGAAAGCACCACCGACACGGTCTGCTGTGTTCTCACCCTCCTGCGTAGCGTCACGGATGACCTGCGCACGTGCCATGAACTCGGACAGATTAGCCACTCTGTAAACCTCCTATAATATCATTATCGCTATTGCCACCATACCAACCACGCAACCGACACCGCCACGCAGCAGG